GTTTTCAAGAAAAACATGGATTACACTACTGACCGTCTGGTCGTAGGTGGTAAACAGGTTGATCTTTTGACTACTGCCGGTATGAAACAGGCAGGTGAGGTTCTCAAGAAAGGTTTGGATATGTTAGATCCAGACCGTATTCGTAGTGCGGCTAAGATTACTTCACAGTCTGCTGGTGATGCTGCTGACTTAGCAAGAGGTATCGCCTTTATTGGTGAGGATGGAAACATTGCTAGCCAAGCTGATTTACTAATTGATAACCTGTCGCTTGTCTTACGTGAAACTGGTATCCATAAAGCTATCAAAGGTTATGGCCTGAAGGCATTAGACTTTACTGAGCGTGGCATTAAGACTAAGCAAGGTCTCGATGCTTCTTTCTATGAAGAAGCTGGTGAGGTCTACGAGCAAATAGTAAAAGAAAAAACTAAAAGTGCAGCAACTCTTTCTAAAGAGTTGAAAGCGATCAATAAAAAAAATCCACAGTATCTAAAACCTCTTTGGGAGCAATACCTGAAGACTGGTGGTGATATTGATACTATGGAGAAGATCAACCAGCTTGTAAATAATAGGCTTGGTTTTTGGAAGAAAGCTTTTGTAGATGGTGAGGCTCAGTATCCTTCATATCTACTGCAGGAGTTGAACTCTGCTAGATACAATAGTGTTCTAAATGGCCTTGCACCTGTACGTGCTGTTGCTGGTGGTGCCATGGCATTGATTGGTAAGCCACTTACTACTTTTGTTGGTAGTGTCCCCCGTGTCTTGATGGATCGTCAAGAGGGGTTGGGTGAGTTTAAACGTGCTATGTACACTTATGGTGGTGTTGTAGAGAACATACAGCGTGGTTTTAAAAACTTAAAAAGTGAATGGAAACATGCTGTTGAAAATCCAAGAGGAGAGAAGCAAATCGGTAGGGCTGATGTTAAGCAGCAGTCCTTAGACGATTTTATGACTATTGAACGTATGTCAAGTGAATGGCATCTTATGAAGGATTTTGGTAAAGTTGCAGCTTGGAACATTACTAAAACACTTTCATACTTTAACAACTGGAGCTATGCACGATGGGGTGTTAACTCTATGTCTGCTATCGATGGTTTTACGAAATCAATGACTCGCAGTATGGCTGCACGTTCTAAAGCATATGATGAGCTATTTTCTCAAAGTAATGGTGCATTTGATACCAAGGCTTTTGAAACAATGCAACGTAAGTTGTACAACGATTCCTTTGATGCTGATGGTTTAATGACCAATAAATTAGCTCAGGATGTCGCAAAGGCTGGCAACTATGCAGCAGGTGAAATCAACTTGAACCTGGATATGGATAGTGTAAAAGCATTGGAAGGTGTTATGAAACACTTTCCTTTGATGCGTTCTATCTTCATGTTTCCCAGGACAGGTATGAATGCTTTGGAGTTGGCTGCTACGTTTAATCCTGGCAATATGGTTACCACAATCACTCATGGAAAACTAAACCTTTCTCTTGGTAAAGCACGTCGTCTTATGACTGCCACAACAGATGACCAAATTAAGGAAGTCCTTAGTGAGCATGGTCTATCTGGATTTGGTTCTGAGGCTTTCAAGCAACTCAAGAGTGAATACCTTGGTCGTTATACAGCGGGTAGTGCTGTGACAATGGGTGCTGCAATGCTTGCTGCACATGGAATGCTCACTGGTTCTGGACCACAGGATGACGGTGAAAAGAGGCGAATGCAAGCTATGGGTTGGAAACCATTTTCTTTCTGGGATCCAGTTGGCCAGCAATGGCGTAGTTATCAAGGTTTAGAACCGTTTGATACGTTCCTTGGCCTTACTGCTGATATTGCATTTAACTTTGACCGTGTTGATCAGGCTGTAACAGAAGATTGGTTCCGTGCTATTGCACATTCTATTACTATGAATGTGTCTAACAAGTCATTCCTTAGTGGATTTGAGCCTCTTGTTGGTCTAATCACTATGGATCCATCTCAAATAACCCGATATCTTGTAAATGTAACTGATAGCACTATTCCTGGTTCGGGTGTACGGAGTATTCTCAATAAGGTTGTTACACCACAACTCAAAGATGTACAAAATAACTACTTTGAGTACCTAGCTAATAGGAACAAATGGCTTGTTGGTGACAAACTTGAGACTTTCCTTGATGTTTATACCGGACTGCCTATCAATACATATGACCCAATGAACCGGGCTATCAATAGTGTGCTTCCTTTCTTTAAAACGAATGGTGGTATGGAGCCGTGGCGTAAACAGCTACTTGCTAGTGGTTGGGATGGTCTACAAGCTGTACGTCGAAATAAAATTGACGGCAAAAATTTACGGCCTAGTGAGAGACAGTTCATTAATAATTGGATTGCACAAAACTACCAGCTTGGACGGCGTGTAGAAGCTCTTTTCAACGAATCACCCAAGTTTTGGGACAAAGAAATGAAGAAATACGCTAAAGAAAGGGGTCTAAAAACACAACAAGAATACCCTATTAAGCAAACTATACTTCATGATGAACTTACACGCATACATAATGCGGCGTTTGATGCCGGATTTGCTGCCTTAGCACAAGAAAATGCAGCATATGGTACTCGTAAGAACCTACAACAACTTGTAAATACCTCTATCAAACGAGGAGATTACAAATCTGCCACCCAGGCTGCTGAAGCCATTAAAAATATTCCTAAATAATCAATGGCAATTACAACTAATTCTTATACGGGAGATGGGTCTACTACGGTATATTCCATCTCCTTTCCGTATGTAAAAACCGCAGATGTAAAGGCCACTCTTGATGGCTCAGCAACTACTGCTTTTACAGTATCGGGTACAAATCTAACGTTTACTTCTGCACCTGCCAATAATGTAGCAATTAAACTGTTTAGAGACACTAATAACGAGACTATTCTTGCTAGTTTCCAGTCTGGATCTGCACTTCGTGCTGTAGATATGAATACGAACTTTACTCAAAGTTTGTATGTCTCCCAAGAAACTACAACGACCGCAGATTCGGCAGTAACTGCGGCTAATTCAGCGGTCACAACGGCTAACAGTGCTGTTACTACAGCTAATGCAGCTTCTTCAACAGCTAATATCGCGTCTGAGGACGCCACTAGTGCTGTTCTTATAGCTAATACAGCTTCTACAACAGCTAATACGGCATCCACTAATGCTTCTGCTGCTGTTACGACAGCCAATACAGCATCAACCAATGCTTCTGCTGCTGTTACCACAGCTAATAGTGCTGATACCAAGGCTGATAACGCTGTAACTACAGCTAACACTGCATCCACTAATGCTAGTAATGCTGTCAGTACAGCTAATACAGCCAATACAACGGCTAATAGTGCTGTCAGTACAGCTAATACTGCCTCTACCACTGCATCCAACGCTTTAACAACGGCTAATAACGCTCAGACTGCTGTTACTAATGCAGCTATCTTTGCTATTGTAAATAACGTTGCAGCGATACCTGGAAGCCCCTCTGACCAGGATAAAATTGAGATTACGGACTCAACTGGGGTTCAGTCCTCAAGCGTTGTTGCAGGCCTTCCTGTAGGCTTTGTAGGTGATTCTGGGTTGTTTGTAAGACTTGAATACCAGAATCAGACTAGTAAGTGGAATTTTGTACAGTATGGTGCTAATGATATTGATGCTCGATATTTAAAACAAAGTACATCTAAAACTATTTCTTTTACTGGTGATGCAACAGGCAGCTATGCTTTTACTGGTAGTGGTGCTCACTCTTGCGCTTTAACTGTAGCTGATGATAGCCATAATCATATTATTAGCAATGTTGATGGACTGCAAAATGCTTTAGATTTAAAAGTAGCAAAAGATAGCTCAGGAAATGTAGCGATTACTGGATCTGCTACTTTTGCTGGCAATGCCTGCATAGGTGGAACTACCGTAACAGATGCAAATATACTAAATCTGCAAGGATCTTCTGCATCGGTCAACATTGGTGTTGTCCTTAATGACACTAACGGAGATGGTCAAATTTATGGTATTCAGAATGGCAATAGTGCTCTAAAATTCTTTGATTATACAGCTAGTACTGAGCGGATGAGGATCGCAAGTAACGGTCAGATACTGCTTAACACCACCAACTCAACCGCAATTCATGCAGCGAGAAGCATTGTTTTTACATTGGCACAAAACGGTGACATTGCCATCAACCATTCAACGGATAATGGTTCTGGAGATGTATTTGCTCGTTTTGGCTATAACGGAACGCAAATTGGCAGCATTACACAAAACGGAACTACAGCCGTCGCCTACAACACATCCTCCGACCACCGCTTAAAAGAAAACGTCGTTGACATTGCTGATGGTATCACTCGCGTAAAACAACTTCAGCCAAAGCGTTTCAACTTCATCGCAGACCCTGATACAACAGTTGACGGCTTCCTTGCCCACGAAGCACAAACTGTTGTACCAGAAGCAGTCACTGGAGCGCACAACGAAGTCGATGATGATGGCAACGCTGTAATGCAGGGTATTGACCAGTCAAAACTTGTGCCATTGCTGACTGCGGCATTACAAGAGGCAATCGCAAAGATTGAAAGTCTAGAAACCCGTATTGCCGTATTAGAATCGTAGCGGCTAAACTTATCAACAATTTTGTTGAGGAATGGTTAGTGCGCTAATTAATTATTTTAAACAATGTCTATGACTACTACTTGGTCTATTAATACTCTCGAAAGATCCGTTGCAGACGGAATTGTTTTTACTGTTCATTATCAAATTCTTTCTACTGATGGCACCTATGCCAGCTCTGCCTATGGCTCAGTAGGTTTAGATGCACCTGCAGAAGGTGATGCAGTTATCCCATATGCAGATTTGACTGCTGAAAAATGTCTTGAATGGACAAAAGCTAAGTTGGGTGAAGAGGCTGTTACTAACGTAGAAACAGCACTTGCAGATCGAATTGCAGAACAAAAAGCACCAACTAAGGCAACAGGTACGCCCTGGTCCTAATAATCCTACTTTTTACTATGATCACCCTTATTCGTCCAGTTCTTTTTTCATTTTTGAACTCTGAAAAAGTGAAACGTCTAATTGTTGAAATGCTTCGTAAGCTTGCCAAGCAAAGTGACAACACCGTAGATGATGCAGCCGTTGATTTCATTGAACGTGGGCTGTTCAGTGATAAAGCTGCTTTCTGATAAATGGAGTGGGCTGATCCACCCGTCCTTCCTTATCTACTCCTCCCAGAAGCCCCTACAATGCCTGCTCCGGTACTCGAAGTACCCAGAGCATCAATACCCAATTACAAGCCCCTTGTAGTCCCTCCTAGCGACCTTAGACCGCCTCCTGGTGTCAAAGGTAAGGAGGATGAAGGACAACAACCGGCAAAGAAACCACCACCTCCTCCAATCAAACCTCCGGTTCCGCCTGAGGCTTTTTTTGTTGAGATTCCTGGTACTGATATTGAAGTACCTTTACCTTCACCTACTATTTTAACAACTGCAGCAACTACAGCCTTCGTGTCTGTAGCCGCCACCCTTACTGCTACTACTGTCTTTAAACATACAGTCACAATATTAAAGCCTGTTTTTAAACAAGCATGGACTCGAATAACAAAAAAGATGGGATCGAAAAAAGATCCTTCTTAGATAAAATTAAAGAACATACTCCAGAAGAATTAGAAATACTTGGTACGTTTGTCCGTCTTGGTGTTGTGGTTTGGAGTGGTTTTATTATCACTCTTAATTACGTTGAAATACCTATGATTAAAAAAGGTCAAAGCGGTGGGGACATAACTTTTGTGGCCTCAGTATTTACAGGAGCTTTAGCAACTTTTGGACTGACAACATCAAACAGTAAAAATGGCAACGGCAACGGCAACAGTAAACCTGACAGCACTAAAAAGAAAGAAGAATGAAACTACTTATCTTGTTATTGCTAGCTAGTCCTGCAGTAGCTCAACAAGTGACTCCTAATTTTACACAGGGGTCTATGCAATCTAATACCACCACGACCGTCGAGATTGAAAGGACTGTAGCTACTGAAATTTTCGGCGGTGATTACTCATCATGGTCAGGAACAAACGTAACTCCAAGTGGAGACATCACAAATTCGGAAACAACTTATTCAGTAACAACAGCAGGAGAACAGTTCCAACTGGAGATTGTGGAACGTGCAGCGGGAGTAGTGGAGACGATCGACACCGTCGAAAACATTACCCAAAATACTACTACTACATCGCTCTCTGTCTTCTCTCAATAACTCCTGCTTTCGCTTCAGAAGATCCAAAAGTCCAAAATACATCTAACCCCGTGGCGGCGGCAACGGGCAATGTTACTAACTCAGCGGTCCAATTCCAGAACAATGGAGCACCTTCGCGTCAGTATTTTGCGAATAATAATAGTTGCAATGGGACTACTATGCAGTTATCGCCTTTTTACATGGGTAATGACACTGTACCGTATGAACATTCTTCGTATGTTAGGGGTAATAACTGGGGATTACAATTAAATTTCTCCGTCCCCTTAGACGGCAGTATGGTCGAAATATGTAAGAGCATAGCTCGTAAACATGAGCAAAAGATGAGACTTGATTATGAACTTGTCAGAGCATTAAAATGTACTGAAATTATGAAATCTGGTTTTACCTTTCGTCCTGGCTCTCGCGTAGAAGTTATATGTCACGACGTTGTACCTATAGTATCTTTAGAATAAATGGCTAAGACAAAGGCAACAGAAGATCAATTTAATGAGTTGCACAATCTAGTTACTGACGAGTTTCTTCGCCGCATTAAGGCTGGTGAGGCAACTGCTCAAGACTTGAAAGCAGCCTGTGATTGGCTGCATAAAAATGACATCAGTGGTGTTGCTTACGAAGGTAACCCACTAGATAAGTTGGCAAATATCTTGCCAAATGTTGATCCTGAACTAGTGCAAACGAGACTTTATGGAAAGAGGTAAAACAGCGACGTATTACGCAAACAACCCTGATGCTGCAGCAAAGCATCGAGCGTATCAACGTAAGCTCAATAAAAACCCAGAACAAATCGCGTATCGGTCCAAATTAAATAAAGCACGACGTAAACGAGGTATTTACGGCAAGGGAGGTGGTGACTTGTCACATTCACCTTCTGGTCAACTACGGATTCAAAAACCTAGTACCAACCGTGCTGCTAATGGACATGGAAACAACTCACGATACGCATGACCTTGTTACTGCCTTCACCTGAACACTATTTACACAATTTAATTACCATGAACAGTTCTATGTCTAAAAAGCTTTGGCGAAAAGCACTTAAAGAACATTTTGACTGTACATGTGTTTACTGCGGAAAATCTTATGAACTATCTCAACTTACTCTCGATCATGTTATTCCTCGTTCTTCTGGAGGAGAAACTATTGTCTCGAACATTGTACCCGCTTGTGAAAAATGTAATCAGAAAAAGGCAAGTAACGAATGGCGCTCATTTATGAGAGCTGCTTTCGGTTATCAAAAACTAAGAGAACACATTATTTGTAAACATACTAATGAAACCTAATTACGGTTTAAATAACAGTACATTCCTCGGTTCTGGTCCTACAAATGCACGTCATCTTGGACCTTC